TCTCTGGTAGTTTAGATACGTACTGTCTCTCAACACTAAAGCCTACACCTGTACCACACAGTAGTATAAACATAGCCTCATCAAAACTCTTTGGGTCATCTACGGGTAGGTAGCTACAGTTATACCCTGCTGTGTTATCCCTATCTAGTGCAGGGCCAGCAGTCATCATAGCTCTCATAGATGGCATCACAGCTAGACTAGCTACAGCATCGTATAGACTTGCACGTAAGTCTGTATCTAGGTCATACCCTATCTTGTCAGACATGTAGTCTACATACCTGCCTACAGTTTCTCCCCAGTTCTCTCGTCTTTTGTCTTTGTCCAACCATCTTGCGTAACGAGATGTATGTATAAACGCTTGATAATCTGTTGGTAAATAATTATTCATGTGTCTACTCCGTTGTTATTCTAATTGTGTCTATAGTCATACCATCAATATCATATATAAATTCGTGTATGGCCTCATTTATTTCTTCATCAACGAACCCATCAACAGGTACGGGGTAATCTTCTTTGTCTAAATCCAGAGTTAAAAATACTTTTATTTTCATTTAATATCCTTAATTAAAATTTAGCTTGACTACGTTATCCTTACCATACTCTACTGTAGGGTTAGTCTTAACTGGCTCTAATGTTTCCTGAGTATACTTGTCTAACATACTTCTAAATTTATCATTCTGTTCCATGAAAGGTACAGAAGAGCATAACATAGTAGCCAAATACATTAAGTGAGAATAGTCTTCGTCATCTAGTGTGTTATCATCAGTAGTTATGGTTCCGACTCTTAACTCTCCAACCCATTTATTATCCTCATCTAATATAGGAGTAATTCTTATAATAAAATCGTTAGGTTCAAAGTCTATGAATATTTTTTCTTCCATACTATGTTCTCCTTGTTTTCTTTAATGGGAAAGGTATAACACTTTTATCTTGCAATAGCCACAGAGAAATGTCCTTTTTACTTTTTTCTTTTAGCCATGACTCCGGTATGATTCTATCATAGTATTTAAAGTTATACTTATCACACCAGCTTGCATACGTACCCTTAGAACCCTTGTTTAATTTTCTTTTACTGCTCTCAAATACAAACCTAATGTCAAGGTTTGGATGTTGTTTTTGTATAGCCAGATGTTTACGTCTATCTGCTTGCACAAAACGACCCTTGACTTCTATTATAATACCATTTGGTAGTAAGAAGTCAGGTGTATATGTTCTATACATCAAGTCTTCCCACTCTATTTTAAAGCATTCATACCTAAAGTCTTGTTGTAGTTCCTTTAAGTAATCAGATACCTTAATCTCCAGACCACTACGATACCCATATTTTAATGCAGCCTTAAACTGTTTGACGTTACGCATCAGATGGGTCATAGTTCTTGAACAACTTCCAGTAAGTCAATAGGCTAGTGAACATAGATATGTGTTTAGCATGTGACTCTTTACTCCACAGCCAAGGTATAATTAATTCTGTGTCCTTCCTGTCTACAAAAATAGACACTCTCTCAGGATCTTTTACATTACACCCTTCAGCATAGGCTGATAGTTGCATACCATGTTCAGGAAATACTAAACTAGAAGGTGTCTTTTGTTTACTCTCTAAGTTGTCCTTAGTTTTAAAGTCAACAAAGATACCTGTATCAGAGTGTAGATCTATCTTACCACCATACCCTAAGTCAGCACAGAATGAATCCTCTGCAGTCCAGTTCTCATCAGGGAATGTTTCGTCTAAGTACTTCTTGATTGCTAGGTAGGGCTTAGTCTCTGCCCCACCTGCAAACCCTTGTTCTATCATGGCGTGGATGGTTGTACCCATCTCTGCTGCCTCTTTGCCTGTACTCTTTGAGTGTTCCTTACACCTGTAAAAGAATTGATCGGCACTTTCGTCATCTTTTTTGTTTAAAGTAAGTGCAGAGTTCAGAGCCTGATTAATTTTCCAGTTCTCTAAAGCAGGTTTAGCTGCAACACCAAGGATAGTAGTAACAGATGGTACGTAACCATGTTTCCTAGCATCCCGTAAATTGGTGTTGCGTTCTTTGCCATTTGAACCTACTATAGTATATGCAGATTCTCCTGTTTTACTATACCAATGTTCCGACTCTGACTCTTTTTTCATTAAGCAAATTCCTCTGCAGTTATGTCAATGAACTCATCAACAGTACTCTTATCAACCTCTTCATGTTTATGCATACTTTCATTCCATGCATTTGTTATGTATCCGTTATAGTTGGCTACCCATGCTAGGAAGTTAGCAAATATTTCTTGTGCTTCATCATCCATATCAAGAGTTTTAGTCAGGTCAAGCGTAACAGATGGAAGGTAAAAACAACTACCATTGGGTAGCTTACGTTCCTCTGTAGCTAACTTAACATAGTGCTGTATAGGAAGACGTTTCATCTTATTAAGTTTATTAAACACATTTGTACCAAAAGTTTTGAATGCATCTCTATTCTCAACTTCCCATATGAATGGTGTAGCCTCTATAGTAACTGGTGTTCCTGTATCATCCACAGGGTTATCCAATTCTATAGTACCAAACAGTACACGTACACGCTTGATCTGTTTCAATAGATCCTGCATCTTCTCAGGTAAAGATTTAAAGTCCTGTATATACCCTGCAGGTTTACCACAATTGAAACCACCATCGTTATCTTTCAGATCAACATTTAAGTTGTCAGCCATAATAGTTTTAATGTACCTATTAGGTGTGCTGTCAGTCTTCATCACAAAACGCTTGTGCATAAATCTCTGCATGTAAGGGCGTATGGTAGCTGTGTCAGAATAGTATGTTGGTCCATCTGGTATATCCAGTTTGTATGTACCACCACTCACAACTTCTACATTAACCATCTTACCTTTAACTTCTGATCTACCCATGATGGGTGAATGGTTAATACGTACACGTGCTAGTGCATCAGCTTTTTCTTTATTAGATCCTGTATCCATTACCATGCCCATAGCTTTAGCCATTGATGCATAGTCATTAGTATTTATATTTGCTATCTCGTTCATTTATTTCTCCTGTTATATTTCATAAGGTTCTTAGTTATATCATGCCACATCTTTTGTGTCAAGCCAATTATCTCCAATCTTTGCCTCTAATAATAAAGGTACATTAAAGTCTATATTCCATTTGTTATTTACTATATTTATTAGGTTATCATTCGTTGCCTTTACTATTCGTATAACCTTATCTACTTCATTTGGATGTACATCAATAACTATACTGTCGTGTACTGTATTGACTATACAACTTTCCATCTTATTTGCTTCTAATAACTTATCTATGTATATCAGAGATATAGGTACGATGTCAGCAGTTGCAAAGGATTGAACAGGATAATTCTTTATCTGTGTGAAATATGTCACACTTCCATTACGTCTACGCTGTACATCAGGCCATGTAAACTCTCTACCGGATGGTGTCTTTATCTTACCAGTACTGAGTATCTCATTAGCTAATCTCTTATGCCACTCAGATATACCTTTGTATTTAGTAGTAAACTGTTTATAGTAGGAAGCTTCTGCTTCTGTTCTACCAAACCCACTTGCCCCATACAAGGGAGCAAATGTATGTGCCTTTGCTTCTTGGCGTGAGATCTTCTGCCCTGCGTCACTGATAACTTTAGCTGTGTAACTGTGTACATCAAATCCTGTTGACACTTCTTGTATAGCTATCTTATCCTGACTAAGGAATGCAGCAACTCTAAACTCTAACTGTGCAAAGTCTGCCTCAAGAATCTTACCACCCTTCCATCTTGATATAAATACTTTCTTTACAGGGAACGTCCCACCACGGGGCATGTTCTGCATGTTAGGGTTAGCCCCAGATAACCTGCCTGTACCTGTCCTGTGCTGTAGTAACTGAACGTGTAGCATACCATCTGATTTAATGTGTGTTGATATACCATCAACAAAGCTAGATAAATATGTGTCTAGTGCTGATAATCTTCTAACCCGTTGCAAAAATACAACAGCAGTCTGAAAATCTCTTTCTCTAGCATTGGTCTCTAGCTTTATAAGGTTGTCTTTACTGGTACTAAATCCGTGTGCGCTTACCCAATCGGGGTTAGGTGCTGCAAACTTTAGCCCTGCTATAGTGTCTGTGTTAGTAAATAGATAACCTTCAGCCTTACATTCTAAACACTTACTTGTGTTAACAAATGGTGTACCGTTCTTCTTAGTTCTACGTACCTTACCTGTACCCTTACATACAGTACACTGTCTTGCCTTCTGTTTATATAGTACAGCAGAGTTCTGTTTAGTGATTGATCTAAACTCACTTGGTGTTAGTCTTGGACTAAAAGAGTTAGCCCACATAGGTTTGTCATTAGGTTTTCTACTATATATAATCCATGATAACTGCTCTGGGCTATTGAGATTAATAGGTCTGTCACCCATTAGCTCATGCACCTGCACCTGTAACTTAGTTATCAGCTCTTGTTTTTCAGCCTCAAACTCTTTACGTACCTCTTCAAGGGCTTCTTGATTAACATTAAAACCTTTCTGGTATATACGTGCAAGATGTACACAGATTTGATTAGTAAGTTTGACTGTATCAACTAAGCCCTTATCTTCTGTAGTAAGCTTAACATCTATCTTGTCATACAGCTCCATAGTAGCGTGTAAGTCAGCAGACAAGTACTTAGACAACTCATCGTGTGGTATCTCTCTGGTAGTATAACCTTTGTTGAAGTAATCCTTTAGTGTACCCATCTTCTGGGTATCACACTTATACCTCTCAGCTAAGTACTCAAGACTCAAGGGTTCTTTCTGTCCTCGTTGTATTATGTAAGCACCTAGCATGGTATCAAAAATCTTTCCAGTATATGTAAAGCCAGACTCCCATAGCCATGTTAAGTCATGTATAGCATTCTGCATCACCAAGAGGTGGGTATCATCCAGAATGTTCTGGACAATACTTCCACCCTCAGTAGTAGGTTGTTGTTCACTGTGATCAAACGTAACTATCTTTTCTCCAGAGTGATTTAACATACCAACCATTGTCAACGAATTTTCTGACTCAAATGGATCAAGCATAAGTTTATTGTTTCTTTTGATAGTTGTATTTTCTACATCAAGTACTGTTACATTAGTCATTTAAACTCTCCTTATGCCTCTTTAAATATTTAACAGCTTTTTTAATTGTTGTCAAGTCATCTTTAAACCCACCTAATCCTGTGTTGCAATGTGAACACACCCAACCACGAAATGTGTTGGTATCATGGCAGTGATCTAAAACCCATGTACTCAATTTACTTTTTCCGTGTCGGCTAAGTTCCACTACATCCCTACTACATACTGGACAAGTATAATCGTTGTCAGGGTATGGGTTTTCAGACTTTAACTGTTTAATAATTTTCATGTGTCCAGATTTGCAGGACTTGCATGTTCTTTTTATTTCACCCGTAGTCTTATTTAAGGTAGGTCTAGGGTTCTGAAAGTTGTGAAGAGGTTGACGTACATCACACTTTATGCATATAATACTGTCTTCTATATACTCTTCTGGTAGTTCTTCTATTATAAATAGTTCCTGTTGTGTCATACTTCATACCTTGCAGTTTTGTAGTTCAGTTCACAGTGTACAATACCATGCCAACCCGACAGCTTATTCTTAACTACATTTAGGTGACGTTGTGTATCTTCTTCTTCCTGTCCTTCAACAGGTGGGTTCTTAGCTATGAGAATCATTAGGTCAGCTTCAGCAGCCTTACCTGTACGTGATCCTTCCATCATAGCCTGATTCAATACAACCTTGTTCTCTGCATCAGCAGATAGCTGTGACATATAAAATATAGCACATCCATGTTGCTTTGCAATCTGTCTAGCATGTATGGCGTTAGCCTTGAGTGCTTCATCCGGTCTAGCGTAACCACCTGCCTTAGAAAACTTATCTCCCATGTCTAGTATAACTATGTCGGGTTTGTACGATTTACACATACTCTCTACCCAAGACATGTCTCTACCTGTAGAATCTTTAACTTTAATATTATCACTTATGGGTGAGTATATATCCCTTGCCTTACTGGGGTTAGCCTTTACTTCATGCATGGTCATGCCTGTAGCTGCTGTTAAGTATCTAGCACCTACACGATGTGGGCCTTCTTCATTACAAAGTATGATACACTTAGCACCCTGCTGTGCAAAACCATTTGGTCCTGCAACTAAACTAGCATGGAAGGATGTCTTACCTGTGTTAGGTCTAGCACCCACTTCAATCAGATGTCCTTCGTTCACACCTTCTATCTTACGTGTAAGTGTAGGTATATTAAATGTCCATCGTGCTTCAAGATCATTCTTAGCAAGCAATGTCTCAACATCCATATCATCCCATTCAATGTTTAAGTCAGGAGTAAAGTCATCACCATACTGTTCTAGTATATTACGTATAGGTTCTAAGTTAGACATAGTACCATTGACCATCTCAAATCCTAGATTAGCTACGTCTTCACCAACTACCTGCTGAAACAACTTAGATAACACTTCCTGTGCTATGTCATTACCCATCAAAGATTCTTTCTTTATCTGGTTAAACAGAGATGTGTATGCCTGTTTCTGTGCTGTTGTTAGTTGAGCATTGCTAGACATAAACAGAGCTTCAATCTCAGCAGGTGTAACAGTACGCTCGTATCGTTGCATGGCTACATCTATAGCATTCTTAATCTTACGTACGTCCTTACTAAATAATCTGTCAGGACACTTTGCACCCTTATGATCATCGTAGAATTCTCTATCCATTAGACTACGTATTAATGTTAATTCCATATTTTACTCCTAGTGTTGTTAGTTTTTCAATGTCGTTAGGGTGTCTATATTTTAAATCATTAGTTAGTTTAAAGGCAACTACAGTGTCAACGTAGCTCCTTAGTTCTTTAGTAAATTGTATTGTCTTGGGTAGTGCATCGGGGTCTAGAGCTACAATGGCTGTTGAGAACTGTGATAAGAACCTCTTGTGTTCTTCTGATAGGGATGTACCCAACACAGCAACCCCGACATATACATCACTACCTACAATAGCAGCACTTATACAGTCCTCAACAACTACAGCCACACTACCATTACCATAACTATAAGGCAAGCTACTTTTACCATATCGTTTCCACTTTGGTATTCGGTGTGTGATACTTCTGCCACTAGCATCAACCATTACACCTGACTCTAGCACCGGGAATACAACACGGCTTTCCTTTACATCATACAACAGACCTAGTTCATCAGGGTCTATGTACCATTGCTTACAGAATACAGATATTGCTTTGTTATCTTTTACTAGACAATCTGGTTTTACAAAAGGTATACTATTCTCTGTAGTTGTAGGACTAATAGACTTACGTATATCATCACTACTTAGCTTTACATTCTTCTTACCAGACAGACTACAATTATTACTATAACAGTTATACAGTATGGTTCCCATATTATTGGTCACTGTAAATGTATTAGTTCTATTACAGTATGGACAATCTAATCTCTTTGATTCACCATTTACAAGTGATAAATCATTTATAATATTATTTATATTCATAATGAATCACTTTCTTTGTTACTACTTCGTAGATTCTAAACTATCTGTTCTCTGTGTCAATGCTGAATTTGCACTTGTGTATGTATGTTTCATGTATGGTTGCACAGAAGACACATGTGTATGACCAGTCACTGCCATAATCTGACCCAGTGGTACACCTGCATCCACCATTTGGGTAACACCTGTCCTTCTCAAGTCCATTAGACGTAGTGTCTCAGGTAGCCTAGCCTTACGCATTACAGCCCTTCCATGTTTTGATAGTTGTTGTAAGTTGTAGGGTTCGTATACACCCTGTACGGGCTTTACACACGGTGCTACATACCTCTGGAAGCCGAAGTCTTTGTGTTGGTCACTTAACATAGACATTAAGTTGTCTGAAATAGGTAAGAATACCTCTGCTCTACGTTTACTCTGCTCTAAGTACAGTCTACGTGTATCCCACTGTATAGAGTCCCACTCTAGCATTCTCATATCTCCTAGTCTCTGACACCACTCGTATGCCATCTGTACAATAAGACCTATATTTCTACTAGAAAAATCAGAGTATGCTGTGTCCAGAAATTCTTTTACATTATTTTCTGTCCACACTACCTTTCTTCTTTTAGTTGACTTACGTTTTATATTAGAGAATGGGTTTAGTATAGCCTGTTCCATTTCAATAGCATAATTAAAGATACGGGAAGTACATGTAGCAATATGATTTGCAAAGCTAACACCTTGAGTGACCCAGTCTTCATAGGCTGACTTTGCCAACTTAGTAGTTATATTTTTATATTTGACTGTTGCAAATTTATCACACGCTACACCTAGAAAATATTTGTAATCTACTTTAGTTTTATCCCGTAACACATTGAAATCATTAGATAAATAAAAGTATTCTACTAACTCTTTGAAGTTACTATTTTTTGTAATTACTAATACCTGTGACTGTATGTCACGCCAGTTATCAATGGCTTCATTGTCCTTACGTACCAACCTACGTACTTTCTGTAGGTCAGTACCATAAGATTTTCTAGTGACTACACCCTCATCTATAAGATTTTTAGGTGGGTTAA